AATAGTACACATTTTTGCGGTTTTCCTATACCCTCTTAAGAAACATTTTTTTATTTTATAGGGGGGGGGTACTTTTTGTAAAAAAATGTGTACTATGTGTACTATTTTAAAAAAAATAAAAAAAAAATTTGTATATTAAATATTTATTTATATATTTGCATAACTACGACAATAAAAAAACATTATAAAAAGGGATAATGAAGCCAGTGTCGTAGTTGGTGGATTTATCCCTTTTAACTTTTAAACTATGACAGTATCAGTATTCAAAGACTTGTATAAGTCAACCGATGTACCATTCCACGTACCAATCGAGAAAATCATTAAACGCATTAAACAAGGAACTTCCAAAGAAATTGTGGAGTTAGTTCGTAATGGACAAAAAGAATTTAAAAGTAAATTACCTTGTATTTTATTTGGAGGTATATTTAACGAAAGAAATTCAAATTCACTCCAACAACATTCCGGATTAATGGTTGTCGATTTTGATAAATACCCAAATAAAGAAACGATGTTATCTCAATTGGAATTATTAAAAGAAAACAAGCATTTTGTTTTATTATTTATCTCCCCATCTGGAATTGGAATTAAGGGCGTTTTAAAGGTATCAAATGAATTAACAAAGGAAACGCACCCTAAAGTATTTAAAGAGTTTAATAAGCTATTTAATTACGATTATTTCGACATTTCAAACTCAAACGTTGATAGGGTTTGTTTTGAGTCTTATGACCCAAATATTTATGTTAATTTAGAAGCTGAAATATTTAACCCTATTTTAAAAGAGGAGGGTTTTAACGTTTCGGAGCGTGTTCCACTTTTACCAATTACTGATCAAGACAAAATCATTTCCAAAATAATGGAGTGGAATTGGAATAAGGATTTTAGAGAGGGAGAGCGAAATGCTTTTATATTTGATTTGGCTGGTGCTTTTTGTGAGTATGGTGTTTCACAAATTAATGCAGAGGGGTATATTTTAAACAATGTAGTAATCGGGGATTTTTCAGAAAACGAAGCAAAGACAACTATTAAATCAGCATACAAAAAAAGAAATTTTGATACCAAATACTTTGAAAATTATAATAAAATTGACTCCATAAAAATAGACTTAAAAAAAGGTAAAAAGGAAGTCATTGAAAAATACAGTATATCGGAGGGTACTTTTAACGAAATAAAGGAAGCATCCGAACACGAAGACTTTTGGCATTATACCGAAAAAAATAAAATTGGTATTTCGCCTTTAAAATATAAATTATTTTTGGAGCGGAATGGATTTAAAAAGTATTTTCAATCGGAGGCACAAAAGGCAACTTGGATTTATATAACTTCAAATAAAGTAATTGAAACCTCAACCGAAAAAATAAAAGACTTCGTTTTAAATTATTTGATTGATCGTAAGGAGTTAGATATTTGGAATTATTGTGCAGCCTATCAAAATATATTTTCAGAGGCTTATTTATCAATGATTGACAGCGTTGAATTGTTAATGTTAAAAGATACCAAAACAAAATCATTTATTGCATTTAACAACGGTATTTTAGAAGTTACCAAAGACTCGATTAAATTAGTTGATTATATAGATGTAGAGGGGTATGTTTGGAAATCTCAAATAATAGACAGGGATTTTATAGAGGTTGAGGATTTTCAAAATGAATATGCAACCTTTATAAATAATATAAGTAGTAATGAGCCAATCGCAATTGAATGTGTCATCGGGTACTTATTATCAACTTACAAAAATAAAATGAATAACAAGGCTGTAATCTTAAATGATGAGGTTATAAGCGAAAACCCAGAGGGGGGGACTGGTAAAGGTTTATTTGTACAAGGTCTAAAACAAATTCGGAATATTTCAATTTTGGATGGCAAAAGTTTTGACGATAAAAAAAGTTTCCCTTACCAAACAGTAAGTCCAGAAACTCAAGTACTGGTTTTTGACGATGTAAAAAAGAATTTCGACTTTGAAAGTAAATTTAGTTTGGTAACAGAGGGTATAACTCTTGAGCGTAAAAACAAAGATGCAATAAAATTAAAAGTTGAGGAAAGCCCTAAAATGATTTTAAGTACCAACTATGCAATAAAGGGAGAGGGTAATTCACACGATAGGAGGAGGCACGAAATAGAGTTCGCCCAATTTTATGGTAAGACTTTAACGCCTTATGATGAATTTGGTAAACAATTATTTGATGACTGGGATGAGGTTGATTACCAAAAATTTGATAATTATATGGTTTACTGTTTGCAATCTTATTTAAAACTTGGACTTATAAAACAGAACGCCAAAAATATTAAAATGAGAAAATTCATTGCCGAGACTTCGATGGAGTTTTTGGAATGGGTAAAAGACAAAGACAATGTTTCGCACAACGATAGGCTTGAGAAATCACTTTATTTTAATAATTTTATAAACGATTATCAAGATTATAAAAAATGGCTCACAAATAAAAAGTTTAATATTTGGGTACAAAAATATTGCAACTTTATAGGTGCAGAATATTTAGAGGGTAATACAAATGGATTGCGATGGTTTACAATAAAAAATGGTCAACTTAACGAGGTTGACGATATAGCTTTTTAGTTTAAAAACTAAAGTTTTTAAGAAAAATTTTTAATTATTAAATTAAATTTTATATATTTGTAAAAGTAGAGTCGTCGCTACAATAATAATATTACAAAAATCCCACAATGATAAAGACGACGACCTTTTGATTTGTGGGTTTTTATTTTTATGGATATTAAAATAGGAATTTATAAAATAACTTCTCCAAGTGGAAAAATTTACATAGGACAAAGTATTAATATTTTTAAAAGATGGGTATATCATAAAAAATTATATTCTAATCAAACTCCAAAACTTTATTTATCATTAAAAAAATATGGATTTGAAAATCATAAATTTGAAATTATTGAAATTTGTAAAATTGAAGAATTAAATATAAAGGAAAGATATTGGCAAGAATATTTTAATTCAATTGAAAATGGATTAAATTGTATTTATACAAAATCAAATGATAAAAGTGGTAAATTAAGTGAAGATACAAAAAGAAAAATATCTCAATCTCAAATGGGAAAAGTTATAAGTAATGAATGTAGAATAAAATTAAAATTATGTAATTTAAATAAAAAGCAATCAAATGAAACTATTGAAAAAAGAGTATCTAAATTAAGAGGTAAAAATATTCCTGATTGGCAAAAATTATTTTTAAGTAAAAGTAGATTAAAAAATAAAAATCCATTTTTTGGTAAAAATCATTCTGAAATTTCAAAAAACAAAATGAGAGAAAAATTAAAAGGAAATAAAAATTATTTATATAAGCCAATTATTAATATTGAAACTGGAATATATTACGATACTTTAGAAGAAGCATCAAAAACAATAAGCTGGGATAAAAAAAAATTATGGTCTCACTTATCAATTTATAAAAAAAATAATACATTTTTTAGATATGCTTAAATTAAGAGATTATCAAACAAAATTATCAACTAAAGGAGTTGAAATTCTAAAACAAAAAAAAATAGTTTATTATTGCTGTGAAGTCAGAACAGGAAAAACTTTGATTGCTTTAAATACCGCTAAATTATTTGGAGTTAAAAAAATATTATTTATTACAAAGAAAAAAGCAATTTCATCAATTCAATGGGATTATGATAATTTTGGATTTGATTTTCAAATCGTAATTATTAACGACCAAAGTTTGCATAAAATTTTAGACAATGATTTTGAATTAATTATTTCTGATGAACACCATAAATATGGAGCGTTTCCAAAGCCTAACAAAGTGGCTCAACTATTTAAAAAAAGATATTCAAAATTGCCTATGATATTTTTGAGCGGAACACCAACTCCAGAGAGCCATTCGCAATGGTTTAATCAGTTTTGGGTTTCTGATTACTCTCCATTTAAAAAATACACCAATTTTTACAAATGGGCTATTGATTTTGTAGACATCAAACAACGGAATATAGGCTATGCTGTAATCAAAGATTATAGCCACGCCAACGAGGGTTTAATTAAACGTATATTGCAAAATTATATATTGACATTTACTCAAGCCCAAGCTGGTTTTACTACATCGGTCAACGAAATGGTTTTAGAATGTGAGATGCTTCCGATTACTGCTGAAATAATTAAAAGGCTTAAAAAAGATTTGGTTGTAAAGAATAGCGATGGTCAAGTAATATTAGGCGATACTGGCGTTAAGTTGATGCAAAAGATACACCAACTATCCAGTGGCACTTGTAAATTTGAGGATGGAACTTCAAAGGTAATTGATAAAAATAAGGCATTATTTATACATAACAAATTCAAAGGTATAAAAATAGCGATTTTCTATAAATTCAAAGAGGAGTTCAATGCTTTGAAATCGGTTTATGGTCCATCGATTACCGATAGTGTTGATGAGTTTGATAATACCGACAAATGTATCGCATTACAAATTGTTTCTGGGCGTGAGGGAATCAGTTTAAAGAATGCTAACTATTTGGTTTATTATAATATTGATTTTAGTGCCACAAGCTACTGGCAAAGCCGAGATAGACTTACCACAATGCAACGACAATCAAATGAGGTTTTTTGGATATTCTCAAAAGGAGGTATAGAAAACGACATTTACAAAACCGTACTTAAAAAAAAGGATTATACATTAAAAATTTTTAAAGAAAATAATTTGCATAATTTAAAATAAAATACATATATTTGTACAACCGCCAAAGTAAAACATAAAAGACCTCTTTCTTTTGCGCTTGGCGGTAGCAATCGAAAGGGGTTAATTTTTTAAATATGAAAATAAGCGAATTACCACAAGAAGTAAAGAAAAAAGCATTAGAATATCAAAGAAATAATAAGGATAAGTATTACGATAAGAATACCGATATTTTATCTGATGCATTCAATTGGAAGATTACATTTGAAGATTATGATTATTGGGATGATTGGGATAATAAAGAACCAATTAAACCCGAATTTAAAGGCACTATTGAAGGATTTAAACCAAAGCAATACCAAATAGGTATCGACACTTTTCAAAGGTCGGAGGCTAATTTATCAAAGGATGAAATTATCGCTATATGTAAATTCAATATCGATAAATATTGCTGGAGAAAAAAAGACCAAGACAAAGAGGATTTTAAAAAAATTATTGATTACGCCAATTGGGCCTTGAAAAATTTATAATGAACTTCCTAACTATTAAAGACCAAAAAATCGGTTTACATTTTGATCCTCAAGTTGGTAAAAATAATAGACCGTTTAAATTATTTGGAACGCGTAAAAATGAAGAGTTACCACAGGAATTTATAGGTAATAGTTTCAAGTGGCATTGGATTTATTCATTTATTTATTTAGACAATGATGAGGTATTCGAGTTAGAATTTGATTATAACGATAAATTTAAAAAGAAACTATGACACCAAAAGAAAGAGCAGAAAATTATATGAGATTGAAAAAAGGCTATAAATCTTCAAAAGATGAATTTGCTATTGCATTTGCAGAATGGGCGATTGATTACTCTTTTAATCAAATGTATTCTGTTGACTTAAAAGAACTTTTAGAAGAATTTAAAAAAGAAAATTATGACAGCAGAGGAATTTTTCAGAAATAAAATAAAACAAGAAATAGAGTGGGAATGTAGCATAACATTACATAAAGTACCTTTAAATGCAGAACAAGCTATGAGGTGGGCAAATGAATATGCTAAATTACGTTGTAAAGAAGAATTGCAAGATTTACTAAATTCAGAATGTCATTTAGAATATTTACCCGAAAAAATACAACAAGCGATTTTTTATATAGATAATCCTTGCGGAGTATGAGTAAGCTGTTCCCTAACGTATCGGTGCTATACGATGTGGCGGATTTTCAGCTCGAAAGCTTAATACGAAGCACTACAGTTGAATTTAAAATAAATGTTTAATCGAAGCACGTCAGCCGCCATATTGTATAGCACTTGTTAGCGGTTCGTGCTTCTAAAATTAATTACAATGGAATTATCAGCAGAAAAAAAATTGACTTGTAGCAAAGCTGAAGCAACCGCAAAAAAAGTGTTGAAAGCAGGCGATAGAGTTAGATGCACTAAATGCCCAAGCACAAAAAGAGTATTTACTTTTTATTATTGGGATGGATGTTGGATGGTATCAAAGTCAGGTATAAATGACTATCACCCCGTCAATGTAGATATGGTAAACGGAATTTCTGTTGACTTTCAGCATTACGCCTAACTATTGCATACCCTCAACTTTAATAATAGTCAAATGCTAACAATTAAAAAATCGGAATTTCCGTTTTAAATTA